GCGAGAAAATCCACCAACACCGGCGCATTGGACGCGAGGCTGCCATACGTCTTTATGTAAGTCTGGACTGCGGAAAGTAGCGTCATTTACCTTGTCCTGCGATTCGGCGCGCGCCTGAAATGATCTTATCTTTGTGGATTATCTTCATGCGCTCAAACCACATTCCGCCGCGCAATGGTCCCGTTTGAGATCCAACTTTCCGCGCCCGGTAATATTGGGCAGCTGCGTACGGTGCGATCCACTTTACTTCTCCGCTTCCGATGTCAGTGCCCAAAGTCCCTGATTTGATCAGCATAGACGTGAGCAAGGGTGTAAACGGTTCGGACAGTCTCAGTACCTCGCTGTCCACAAACATCTGCGCACGGGAGTAATTACCTTGCCATTTCTGTCTAAATGTTGCATTGAACTTCAGTTCGGCCTTGCCACTCTTGCCAATGATGATCGTGCCTTTTGGCGTTTCGATTTTTGGCGCGGTCATAATGCACCTATCTGGAAATGCTGCAACTCAAATGAGCCTGAGTCCAGCGTATCAATGGATTTGATCATTACCGTGTCGTCGTACTTGGCTTTGAGTGCGGTTACCGTGAAGCCTGTTTGAATTTCATCAGACACCAAACCCTTGACGATAAAATCACCGTCTTGCAGTGTCCACTTGCCTGTTTTTGTAACCAGTACCTGCCACGCCTTGGGCTTTACATAATTGGCGGTACGCGCCATGGGGATAAACACGGTCACGCTGTCAGCTGCTAACAATCCCGAGGCTATAACGTTGGAGGCTTTGCGGTTTTCCCATTTCACATTTGCGATCTGGGTGCGTTGATATTTCTCCGCGCCCGATACAATGTACTTGTTGTAAATGGTCATTCCGCTATTGGTTATCATCTACCGTGCCGCCATATTCACCGTCAGAGAAGCCGCGAAACATCAAGCCAGTTGATCCAAGATAAAGAGCCGCCTCGCGTTGTAACTTTTGCGTATTGGTCAGCATTTTCGAAGATGCCACTGAGTAGGATACGGAGTTCTGCCCGGTGCTCTCGCTCTGGATCGCGTCCGCTCCGCCGTTTGCATCCTGCCGTTGTAATTCCTCCGCCGCCGCGCATGTCGCCATTTTGATTTTGGCAATGGTCGCCGTGTCGGTTGCTGCAGTAACAATCGCCGCGGTACGGTCAAACGTCAGCGCGTCGATCTGCGCACTTGCCCACAATGCCAGGCGTGGAAAATCGGCAGAGACTATGGCAGTACCAAGGTAGGTCGTACTGTAATAGGTGTAGTCTACGTATGCCGCCATAGTCTCAAATCCTTATTTCTTCTTGGCTGGTTTCTTCGCGGGTTCAGCGTCGCCAGTTTCTTCGTTGTTTTCAACCGGAGCAGCAAGCTTGACGACTTTGGGGGGGTCAACTACTGAGTAGCCCGCTTGCTTGTAAAAGTTCACATCAGCAGCGTGCACAGTAATTGTGATTCCGTTCAGATACATCGTTACCATGTAGCCGCCTTACGCCGAAGCGATTCCTTCAACATAGTACAGGTACCCGGTCAGCTTGCCACTCAGTAGGGGTTTAAGAGCCATTTTTAGACCTTCCTTTTTGGGGAGGCTGTTACACCTCCCCGTTATGATCAACTAAAAACTAGCTGGCCTTGATATGGCTGTAAATGCCCTCGACCTTGTTTTCGTACACAAAGGCGTCGTGATACAGGCGGTACTGCAAAAGCCAGGCGTCAGCCGATTGATTCTCTTCGGGGGTGAAGATCTTCAGCGCAGCGAGCTTGGTGGCCTGCAAAACAGCGGTCGGGTGCAACAGGATAAAGTTGATGTCGCGGCCGGTGCTTGATGTCTTGGAAAATCCACCAGCGGATGCAGATGAACCTGCGTCCAAAGTAACGCCCTTGTAGAAGCGGGTCTGAGGAACAGAGACGATCTTCATGGAATCGAGCATTTTCACGCGACGATCAGCGCTGTTTTCATTGGCGAGAGACCGAGTAACGGCACCTTTCAGGAAGGTGTTGACGGTTGCGGACACATACAGGATGCGACCTTCAGCGGGTACTTCGGCTTCGTCCAAAACGAGGGACGCGGCATCAACAGCTGCGAGAATGGTATTCGCGGCCAGTGTGGTCGGTGAAGCAACTTCGGTCACGCCAGACCAGGACGCATATTTGCTAAAGCGATACGCATCAACTTCGGGGGCGACTTTGGTACGGATGAATTCACCAGACAATGTGCCGAACGCCATACCGAGACTTTCGTCATCATCCATGCGGTCAATGCTGAAAGCGCGTCCGCGAGAAGCAGCAAGGGTCAGCGCTTCCCAGGTGCCAGTGACATCGCCACTAGGGTAGCCAGTGGTGCGGGAATAAGTGCCAAGACCGACAAGATCGGTTTTGAAAACTTTGACAACGTTCGCGCCCATGAATTCAACGGGCTTTGTCTGCGCGTCGAGTTCGGCGGTGAGCGATGCGTCTTTGTAGACTTCATCGAGGATGGTCTGAAATTTTTCAGCAAGTGCAATTGAGTTAGCCATGATCTATTTTTCTCCGGGTTGCTCGGGCAATCCTGCGGCTTTTCTCGCCGCTCTGGTTACCGAGTCATTGATTACAGATTTTGAATTCCCACCCGCGACGATTTTCGGGGTCGGTGTGCCATCATCAAACAAGTAGTCATTTTCAGATTTGATTTTCTCGAGCTGTTCCTTGAGGCCGATAATGGATCCGTCGGCTTCGTTGAACTTGAGCGCGTCTTTACTCAGTAGGGCTTGAACCGCCTTCGAGTTTTTGACTTTCGCGCCGGTCAGCGAGCTTTCAAGCGCGTGACTGAACTTCAGTTCCGAGAGTTGCGCGATTGCGTCTCTCTGCGCTTGTTCGGCTTTGGCCTTCCAGTCATCCGCTGCGGCTTTGATGCCGTCAACGTCCAGCTTTTTGAAGCCTTCGATTGCAGTGCCAGCCTCGGTCAACTGCGCTTTTGCGCCGTCAAGTTCTGTTTGCAGGGTGGTCAACTTGGCTTTGTGGCCTTCGATGTCCTTGCCGTGCAGGATAACAACCTGGTCAGCAATTTCCTCTGACACTCCGAGCGCGATCAAATCCTTTTTATTCATTACTTGTTTCTCCTAGCTGTTCCCGCTTAAGCGTTTTACATGGTCGCTGTCATGTGGCGTCCGTCCTTTTACGTTTACGGATAACGATTTATTTGATGTAATGATACAGAGTAAGACGGTTTTTTCATATTGGCAAATGTGACTATATGGATACATCCCCCCGTGGAATCAAAAAACCGCGCGTCTGGCCTTTTTAAACCCAATAACCCTCTCCCTCGCCGGCTGCCTATACAGCCCGGTTTCCTTCACAAACGCCCGTGCACGTTCCTGCCATTGCCGTACCTTTGCCAACTCGCCTGTATTATCCTGCCCAGCCGACCCCAGCGCGTCCGCCTGTCGTTTCCAATAGCGTATTTTCCGTTCAATGCCCCGTTGATACTGAGTAGCATCATACATCGGCACATCCTGCCCGTTCAGCTTTACGGTCGTGCTTGCATAGTCATCCAAAGTAGCCTGGTTGTATGCGTTTTCCGATATGCCTTCAAAAAATGGGAAAAACGAATGCCGGCAGTTCCATCCCATGAGTCCGGGTCCCGTGCCATATCCCGTTTCAGCAACAAAATCAGGATACTTTTTGTTTGTTCCCGAGCGTGAGAAAATCTTTCCCTGCCATAACTGGTGTGACGGACGCGCCCCGCCGTGAGCAGAAATCTGCACCAGATCTACGCCCATTTGATCAGCACGCATTATTTGCAGCTTCCCTGTGGTCTGCGAGACGCCTGTCAACACCGCCCGCCGTGTAGCTACGTCGATTTTATCCACGTGCCCGCTCGCATAATTAACAACCTTTAGCCCTCCATCTGCCATCTGCTTGACAGCGTATCGAATGGCTTGGTCGTAACTCATCGCGCCAGTAGATACCTGCAAATATGCCATATCCGCCGCTTTGATAAATGCCTGTTGTCCGCTCATGGCAGTGGTCAGCGTGAGGTTACTCAGTATCCCCTGTGTCTTCCTCAACCCTGCCGCCAAAACTTGTGCCATTGCCGGGGACATATTCAACGGCAGCGGATTGAGTCCAGCCGCCTTATAAATACTATCGTCAAACTTCATAGACTTCACGCCCGCCTTCTCAAACATGGCGCGTAAATCCTTTTCGCTTTGTCCAGTTAATTTCGCAATTTGCGCGATCGCGTTTTTGTAAACACCGCCCGATTCGATCAGCCGTTGCATTTGCCATGCCGACGCGCTGGACATTCCCATTTTAGACAATCGACGCGCAATATCATTAATAACGCTCTGCTCATATTCCGAGTAGAGTGCTACGATTGGATCGGTGAGTGAATCAAGTTGATCTGCGGTTAGCATTTATGTTATCGGCGTTACAGGTTGCTGAGTGAAGAAGTCCACCGGCTGTTGTTCAGCGGCGATCATGTCAATGTATTTGCGGGCTATTTCTTCGGTTTCGCCATAGCAAACCATGCGGAATTCCACCTTGCTCATCACACCCAAGCCCAGCGCCTGCATAGACTGCGCAAACTGCGTGTCATGGTCAGCCACAATTGAATCATCAAAATAAAACACCGCGTCATATTTGCCTTTTGGCGCAAGATTGGCGAGTGTTGCCCACGTGTCCATTGCATACAGCAGCTGCTCAAGCGCCCTTTTCAACGCCTCCTGAGTTTCGGTAATGGTTGCATAAGTGCGCTGCTTGCTCATCTTTATTTCTGTCGCAGTCAGTGCTACTGAGTTCGGGTCTGAAATGGTTCCCTGCGCCAGACCACACGTAAACTCGATCCGCTTCAGGATCGCATCCAGCGCGTTCAGAATATTCGCCTCTCGCAGCGTCGGCGTCCATTCCGTGAACAAGTCTCCAGTACCGCCAATATTCCCGGTGCTGTTCAATGTTCGGTACAAACGTCGATTCGGCAAAATCGGTTTCCCGTCCTTATCCTTGCCAAACGCCAAAGTATCCACATACAGAGCACGCTTGCCCGATTCCATTTCCCATAACAGGTTTGACCATTGTTCGTCTGCCTGGCGAATCAACTCAGTAGACCTCGCGTAGCACGACACGCCCAGCGGGGATGTTGGATCAATGCTGTTCGCCAGGGGGAACTTAAAGTAGGCAAACAGCGGCTTATCAATGCCCGTGATCGTCGCACTGGGTTCCAGATCCGTCCAGGCTGCAACACTGTTCAATGAGTCAGTACTTCCAAGCGTGTTGGGCGACTGGCTCTTGTACACCGCGTTTGTGATCACACATCCCGCGTCTGTCATGTTGTGATATTCAAGCCGTGTGAAATAATCCCGTCCGACGATCCGTGTGTCTGAAAACACGCACGCGCTGATCGTCCCGTTTGCGTCAAACATCACCGGGTAAAACTGATCAGCCTGAATAAAGTCAACGTGAATATTTCCGCCCTTCACGAAGGGCTTCATCATCAGCCCGCCCTTAGCCAGGCCGTATTCCACCATCTGACGGATGTTCACCAGCGCGTTTTCCATCTGTGCATACAGATAGTCAGCCCGCGCCGAGCCTGATATTTCCACGTCCATTTCAATTGCAACCGCCCGTGACAGTTCGCTTGCGATTGCCGCCGGCAGCTGCAATGATTTGACATCGTTATTAAGCCACGGTGCCTGGTTGATGTACATAATTGACCACAGTTGAAGCGCCTCGGCCATCAACGGCGATATCGCCACGTCCACTTTCAATGCAGATTTTACGTTCGTTGGATTGATCATTTTACTTAATACCTCTCGTATCCATTGCAGGATTTTTGCAAACATGGGATTACACTCCCAAATCTTCGTACCACTCAAAATGTACTTGGTGCTGTCCAAATTCCATCACAACAGGAATATCACTTATTGGGTCAGTTGGACCTATAAAAACACGCAAGCCCTTTTCGCCAGTATTGAAACCAGTAACTACGGGTATGGGGTTTCCGTCTTCATCATGCAACAAAACTTCTTGAGTTCGTATCCCGTTTGCATTTACGTCTGTCATGCTATTCTCCTCTGCGACGCCATATCAGGTTCGTCGCATATCGTATCGAATCGATCGCGTGATTATTCGCGTCTGGGTAGGCGCTGATCAACTCACCATCTTTCGTCATTTCAAACTGATAATCCAAAAACTCAGTAGCTGTGTACGGTGCGCGCTCGTTGTCGATCACAATTTCCTTCAACGATTGCAGCCACTTTATCGAATACTTCACACTATCCTTACCCTTTTCCGCGCCCCTGCAACTCGCGCCATACTCACGGAAGTCCGCAACTGACTTGGGCTCCGCGCTGTCCGCGATAAGCAAGTCATCATTACCGTACCCGTACCTGATCAGCGCGTCATACATGTCACGGTTGCTTGTTTTCCACGCCCGCAACTCCCCATAAACGTACAAAGTCAGCCGCGCTGCGTCATAATGTACCCGGCTGTAATGATTCGGGTCCGGGTAAAAGCCCCAATCCAACCCATGCAGCACATGATCAAACCCGCCGGCCAAGCTGCCCATGCCGTCATTCACGCCATAAATTTCATCATCCGTGATCTTACGGATCGTCACATTCTCAAATATCTGCCCGCCCGTACCATTGGCCACGCCCATATATTCATGCTCGTATGCCTTCGGGTTGACATTCTTCAGATGTGCGGCTTCTTCGATGAACGTCTTGCCCAGCCATTCAACCGGCACAGTCAGATAATTTGACCGATGTTGATACTGAGTAGCCTTGGGAATGAGAATATATTTGTTCGCCCAATTATTCGCCGTCTGCGGAGGATTGAACGATTTGAAGATAAACGCTTCATCGCCGCCACGAATAACCGACTGTTCAATTTTTCGGATTGCTTCCTGCCCGTGGAACTGATCCAACTCTTCAAACCACAAAACGCCAATATACCCAAACGTCGGCTTGATCGATTTGATCTTCCCCGGGTCATCTGCCCCGCGGAAATAGATCTTCTGTCCCGTTGGCAGGTATTCGATTTCCATAGGATTGGTGATGCACTTGAATTCATCCGACAACCCCAACTCACTGATCGCCCATTGCAGCTGTGCATAAACTGAATCGCGCAAAGTGGCAGCCACCTGTCTCGTGGCCAGTCCATGCAGTAACGGATTATTCTTGATCAGGTATATGATCGCCAACGAAACGAAACTTGATTTTGTGGATCCGCGCCCACCGTTGAAAATATACTCAGTATGTCCTTTTGCCGCGACATCCCGATAAGCGTCCAGAAACGATGGCGCGATCACATCCGCCGGCAAGGCAAACGCCTGGTCATTGATCCCGCCATGATCATTTGTAATGTTTAGATCAACCTTTGCCGGTCCGTCCAGGTGCGTCACCACGAACTTGAAAAGTTCCGACCATTCCTTTGTTGCCAACTTAACTCTACGGTCCCGCTTCAGACCGGGAAAAACCATATACCCCGTTCTTAAAGCAATAACCGCCCGATGAATTATTATTTGCTTGGCCTCAACTTCATCACCAAATTTCTGATTAAGTTCAAGCTCCAATAATTCGGCGAGCGCGCGTCCTCTTTTGGGACGTCCATTCGGATTACCGCTTTGTCCAGGCTTAAATGGCATTTCTACTCAGTGTTGATCCTCGCTAATATCTCTCTGTGCGTTATCGCCGCGCCGCACTTACACACGCCGATAATCACACCATTGCTGAGTTGCAGAGAAAAGTAATGTTTGTGCAACGATGGAATTACAACCACCTTTTTGTTTACAAATAAAGAAGTTGCTTGCATGGTCACCTTTTTGCGCTTATCGCCTTTTGGCAAAAGTTGCAGTTCTGTGCGTGAGCTCTCAGTTGTGCACGGATTGCGTTTTTCTTGACTGGCAGGCGTGCGCGCCGGAGACGAATTAGCAGGCTCATTGCCTTACTGCAAACCATCTTTGACCTGCAACTTAGCTTCTAACTTACGTTTGTTTGCATTGTGCAGGCGGGATCTGCGACACCATGGGCATTGGTTATTATTGCGGCATTGGTGAGATACCCGCTTTGACTTGTTTATGTGTCGCTTCATGGTGTCTCCATTACCGAGAATTGCGGAGTTCCTATCAATCCTTCAGCCGTGATAAGTTGCATCACGCCACCAATACGATTGCGCGCCATCGGCATTTTGTCCAGCGCGTAGGTTGTTTTCATTTGCCAGCTCGGAGCGATTACACCGTGGAGCGTCCGAAACTTGAAGCCAGGCTCCCGCTGTTCAATCACTGAGTAGTAAGGTTGGTGGATATGTCCAAAGTAAAAGATAGATGGACATACCATCCCGTCTTTCACGCAAGTTACATAATAATTATTCATGAAGTTACGGAGGGCGTTTCCTTCATTCTGTCCTTTACCTACGCCGGGACCGGTGTGAGTTATGCAGGATATGACGCCGTTCGTGTTTAGTATCAGTTTGTCGTGGACGTAAAAATCACCATCCATGACCGCGCCGACTTCCTTACCAATAAAGTTTTCCAGAGACTTGACATGTATCGTCGTGCCGCGTGTGACATAGATCTCATCACCTCTGTTCCAATCAATCTTTTTCTTAAACTCATTTATGAGTTCAGCGGAGATTTCTGCCATTTCCAATTCGTCATTGGTGAAGATTTCACCGCCGCCATGATGCATACCTTCGAGCAAGTCGCCATTTAGCATTAACCTTACCTTGCGACCTTTACGGTTAATTTTTACTTCTGCCGCTGTCTTTTCAAACTGTGTTCTAATTTTCTTTTGCGCCGATGTCGGATAAATGTCGGACGTCTTTTGTCCGCGCCACACCCTGTCAACTGTTAATGCCGTGTTGCTGCCTGAGTGCAGGTCACTCATCATCACGTGCAAGGTGTCTACGTTTTCCAAGTTACTTCTTCTCTTCCAGCACAGCAACTTTGTTGCGGAGCGTTTCGATTTCCTGTTCCTGCGCGTTGACCTGTTGGCGGAGTGTGATGTTTTCCATGGCAAGCGCGTTCTTCTCTTTGCGCAACTCAGCCACTTCTTTCCTTAAGTCTTCAGTGATTTTTATCCAGTAAGCCATCTGTGCGGAGTTGTTTTTTATCATCAACTCAGTAGTTTCGGCCTCAAGTTTTTCTGCCTCGCTTTTGTTCTTTACCGCAAGGGACGCCGCTGTTCTTAGATTGCTTTGGTGGTTGAGCACCAGCCCAACTACGGTAACTACTGGCGATACTATCAGCCCAATGATCAGTACTAAATTATCCATTTGCGCCGCCTTGAATATATTTCGTAGGCAAACGCAATACTCTTGTCGAGAAATATCAAAAATATTCCGGCCCGTACAAATTCCCCCCCGTGGAACTCAATACTTATCAACGCGCCCCATTTCAGCAGCATATAAATAATTGTCATATACACAAACGAAAACAACGTGCCAATGCTGCGCATCTTCCGTATCCAAAAAACATTGTAGGCCTCACGCGCGCACGCAATGAGGCCAAGTACAACAACGTATTCTTGGGGGATTGTCAACATTATCCGACTGGCAGGTTCTTCGACTTGTTGAACGAGTCAAATACCTGAGTTTCGATCATGGCGTAGATAACATCTACATCCATGGTTAAGCCGTACTGCTTTAAAGTTTTTTCGACAATTGAAAACGCTGCATTACGCTTTTCGGAGCTGTCAGAATACATTTGTTCAGCAGCACGAACGGCAGACGAAACGACGATCTCCAACAGGTATTGCTGATCCTGCGAGAGGCTGATCTTTGCGCCCTGGTATTTCTTCAAAAACCATGCGGACGCTTGTGCGGCCAAGGCAACAGCCAACGACTGGATCAGGATCTGCAGCGCGGGTGAAATAGCCTCAAGAAAATGTGTAAAAAATTGTTGCATAGTAATCTCCTATTTTTTCACTAATAATTTCACTAATAATAAGGAGATTAAGCAAAATCTACTATTGGCAAATGTGACTATATGCTTCAGGCTGCGCATGCACCATTAACATGACAGATATGATCGGCTTATCTGTTCCCAGACGGAAACACGCATTACTGATGTGTTCACGTACAGTACGTTTTGTAATATTCAACTTAATCGCTATCTCTTTTCGAGAGTGCCCGCACGCCAATAAAAACAAAACTTCGTGCTGCCTGGGGGTGAGAAGTTCAATCTTTTTTGATGCTTCCTTTCTGCTGATTTGTAATGGATCCATTATGCGGTCTCCTCGCGTATTGACTCGATAACCGCCTTATATGCGGCGGCCATTTGCAGGTTCTTCTTGACTGTATGCAAATACCCAAATCCGGCCTTTCCTTTCCGTGCCTCTTTCTTGGCTTGTGCTATTTGTGCCGCTTTGACGTATGCGTCATGTTGCTGTTGCAGGGCAGTTACATCCCTACTCAGTAGCATCTTTATGTGCCTCTTGATTTTGAGACTTTTGATCGGCTCGGTTTCCTTTGTCATTTCCCAATCTCCCGTTTTGCATATTTGCGCCAATTGCCGGCAGTGCGTTCACTCACGCCATACAGAAAGCCGATGAATTGCCGCAGTATCGACATGTGTAACCATCTCGCGCAAGAACCTTATTTTTTATATCTTCTGGAACATTCCTACTCATCTTTTGATCTCCTGTGTGATTTCGATTGGCATTGAAATTGTTGGTTTGAATTTGCAGGTTCTCCCGTGTGCGTTCGCTGCGTTTTGGCTGGCAAACGCCTTTTCGCATCCAGCACCCGCATTGCGGCAGACGAACGAAGTCCGAGCGGATTTTGTTTTCGCTTGTTTCGCTGGAGCGGATTTCTGCGGAGCTTCAGCGGGTAGTAGCGACTTGCCGCTGATTGAGCCTGCCAAAATAATAGACAAGTCGCACGCCACCGACCAACTAAAAGTCGCCATCGTCCAGCCGAGCGTTGAGCAAATAATGACGGGTGACAGACAGAATAACAACGCCAGCGCAAGAAACGCGAGGGGCTTGCGGTTCTTGGCGATGTCGTTGATGCGTGACGATGCGAGTGCGATTGAGTAGTTGACCACCGCACCGACGCCCAGACCGACAAGCCAACCCGCGACAGGAAAGTATTCATTGCCGGCGATTGCAAACAGGATTGCTTGCACGATTGCGCCGAAGTAGGGCAGGTGTTTAGGGGAGAGGAGTTTCATTGCTCATCCGTCCAATCCACTTGGAGGGGACGGAAGTTCCATCCAGTGAGTAACATTTGTGTGTTCGTTTCCACATTGGTCTATCCATCTGTCATGCCCAACGTCATAATACATACGGGTGACTTTATCGTCACAGTAAACCAACTTGCCAACCCTGCTATTTGGTAGATTATCGTTTACGCTTGTCCAGTTAATAAACCGCTTCATTTCGCATTCATATATAATCTTCATCGCTCGTCCTTGAACGGCTGTCCCTGTTCAAAGTCTTTATAAACTTCATACGGGAGTGGTTCGCTTTTCCCCGATTCTGGTTCGTCGCACTCAGGCAAGCGCACAATGTCGGGATGTAATCCCATGTGGAATACCTGCTTGTTATATTTTTGGCAAAAGTGTTTTTCGTGCCGTTTTTGTTCGCGCTCTTTTATGGATAGCATTGGACATTCTCCGCAGAATGAATATCGCATCGCGTGTTCGTATGGGACGGGCAAAGTTACGCCATTAGCGGCTGCGATTGCTAGAAGTATGCTGGGTAATATTTTCATTTCTGTCACCTCCAAAAAAATGCCAATATCCCATACGAAATAACCAATGCGATATTTCCCCACATCAGAGAAACTTCAAAACCGATTACACAACTAAACCATCCAAGCAACAAAGGGAGAATTGGACTCTTCATTTCGTTTTCTCCTCTGAGAATTTCCCGCGCAATAAATTTGTAATAACATTGTCGAACGCGCTAAACTGCGTAAATCCATAGCCAGTATTATTGCAAACTTGCGCCAATTTCAGCGCAAGCCATAGTTCCTCTATCATCCTGCCGGCACACGCCGCGCAAATAACGCGCTTGCCGTCAAACGACATAAGCACAGACAAACAGACCGGACATTCATCCGCTTCGGTCATCTTGAATATTGGGAAGTGTTTACCGCGTTTTGCTTTCATAATGCC